TAACAAGCTGTTAGTGATTGAGGCGGTTTGGATAAAATATGTTGCTTGGCTCGTGAGGTCGTCGGCTGTCGCGTCGCTTCCGCTTAACGCTTGGACGTAGGCCCTATTAGTCACGGCGTCCGCCTCGAACGTAATACCTAGCTCGTCGTACGGTACGCCGGTCCCGTCGTCCCCAAAATCGGCTACGGATCCGCTTATCGTGGCAGATATGCGCTGTTGGAACGTTAAAACGCCGCTACGCGACATAAAGAGCCGGCCGAATTCGGCGGTTTGGTTTATTTGGCTGAGATAGCCGAGGACGTTTGTTCCGGCCGGAATTGTGTAGGCGGCGTCGTGGCCGAGGTTTACGGTTCCGGGGTCAATGTTGCGGGCTGTTGGACCGGACGGGTAAGCAACCTCGGGTAAATCCAATATGGTTTCTATGCGTTGTCCGGACGTTTCCGGATCCGGGTTAAATTCGTCGATAGTGGTTTGGGCCAACAAATAAAAGTTGTCGGCACAATACACGGTTACGGTATCGAGGCCGTCTAACGCAAAATTGTAATCGTAATTAACGATTTTCCCGCGAAACAAAAATTCCTCGTCGTTGCTTGCGTCATAACGCACTAGCTCTACCTCGCGCAACGGGGCCAAACCCGGTTTAGCTAGTGGCGTGTCGTAGTACGGGCTGTTTTCGTCGAACGGTGAAAAAATGCCGGTTGTGTCTTGGATTGTAAACGACATGGTTCCGGCGGCGAATTGGTCGCCGCTGTCGCGTCGCCCTCGGCGTACGTTGACGTTTAGGCAGCTGTCGAGAACCGAGGCAAATTCGGTTGTTCCGCCAAGTACGTATTGCGTATTGCCTAATACGCCTTTGGTGCTATCCCCAAGGGTAAAACCGTCTTGGATAAATCCAGTATCTATGCGTAAGTCATAGTTTCCGGCTTGGACAACCGAGGTAGCCATTTACGCAACCCAAATATCGGCGGGGCCGTTTTGCCGGTTAAACGCTTTAATTCCGTTAATTGACGCTTCGCCAATTTGGGCGGCCGTAGCAAATCCGCCGTTAATGTTTATGTTGTACGTGTCGCCGCCAATGCCGGGCAAGCCTGAGAAATCGAGGTAGCGCGGGTCAAGCATGACGCCGCCGCCTACGTCGATTGGGTTAAAGCCGTCGCCGCCGCCGGCAGTACCGGCGCCACCGGTTACGGTTGCCGAAACGTCCTCAAACGCACCGGACGAAATACCCAAAATTTCGCGCAAACGGTCCAACGACAAATTGGGATTTTTTAGGATTTCCTCGTATTGGGCAATAACGGATTGGATACCGGCCACCAACGCTTCACCTTGCCGGACACCGGCCCCGTAAAATTCGTCGGCTGCCTCAATGCCTAGCTCGTCCGCGACACTTTGTAGGCTGTCCAAAAGCGCGTTGGTTTGCTCGATAGCGGCGGATCCGCCGTTAATAAGCTCGTCGGCAATAAACGTTCCGGCCTCTACGCCGGCGTCCAATACTTGGCGCAACCCGGCCTTGGACAAGCCCATTTTTAGCAACGTGGCGACACGCTCACCGAATAGCTTTGAGCGGTTAGCCATGACGGTTAGGCCATTAACAAAACTTGTTTTACTGTTTGTCGCTTCGTCGAGCGCGTCGGTAAACGACAAGGTGCCGGAAACGCCGCTACTAATGCTGTCTCGGAAATCGTCATAGGCGCGGCGGGCGTCGTCTAGTTGGTTGGTTGCTTTATCCAACGCAATTTTAAAATTATCGGCAATCTCGCGGCGTAGGTTCTTGGATTGTTCTTCCAATTTCTTTTGCGCTTCCGTAAGTTTTTTGGTGGCGGATCCGGCGCCCTTGGGCGTGTCGTCGCCCATGCTGTCGGACAAACTACGGGCCGTTTCAGCAAGCTTTTTAGCGGCAAACGACGAATAATCCATTTGTGCCGACGCGACGCCTACACCTTTTCTAAATGCGTCAAATTTGGCGCGTACCTCGTCGAGGTTAAATTGGTCCTTGCCGGATATGGCCGCCCACATTTGTTTTGCGCCCTCGGCAAGATTGGTATTAAATCCGCCTTTTAAGAAACCAAAAACACGGCTACCGATATTGCCCATTTGGATTAGTGCCACCGTGACGGTTTCGACAAGGTTTAGCATTGCGTCGCCAAACGGCCCCATTTCCGCTATGGCTTGTTGTAAACCTTTAACAAGTGATACGCCGAAAGCGTCGCTAATACGCTCGATAGCCGGGGTTACGTTTTCGTTGACCCAACTAATAAATTTTTGGAATACCGGTAGCAATGCTTGGCCGATATTGGTTTTAACGTTCTCAAACGTGGCCGCCAAAATACGTTGTTGGTTAGCGAGGCCGTCCGAGGTACGCGCAAAGTCGCCTTGGGCGTCGTTTGTTTGCTCGTAAATAACTTTTTGCGCGGCTAATACTTTTGCTTGTTGGGTTAGCGCCCCGGTGCCGTTGTAAATGCCAAGCTCAGCGGCAGCGGCCTTTAACGTGGCGTCGTTAAGCAAAACGCCGTACTGGCGTAGTGGTTCGCTCTCGCCTCGTAGCGCGGCCCCAAGCGCGTTAATGGCTTGGTCGACGCTTGTATTATTAAAGCTTGCCAAGTCGGCGGCAAGCGCCACAAAATCGGTCGAAAATACCGCTAAGTCTTTTCCGGCTAGCCCGGCAGCTTTACCGAATACGGCAAAGGTCGAGGCAGCTTGTAGCGCCGCGGTTTCGCTGATACCAAACGACCGGGCGGCGGTCCGGCTAAATGCTTGGACCTCGACGCTAATAGCGCCAAATACGACGTTTGATTTGCTTATGGCCTCGTTGAGATCCGACGCGGCTTGGACGGCTTTGTAGGCCATTGCGCCGACAGCTGTTACGACGCCGCCGACGGCGGCCCCAACGAGAGCTGTTGAGGCGGTTAAGCCTTGGAAAGCCTTTTGGGCTTTTTGTAGGCCCGTGTTATTAAAGGTCGTTAAAATTGGAATGTTAATTGCCATAGCGAACCTTTAAGTTGCGGTTGGTTATATCCATAACCTTTTTAACCGTTTTAAGTACGTCAGCTTCCACGGCGGGCCGGTTGCGGGTAACGATTGGGTCGATAACGCGGGGTTGTGGCCCCTCTTGCGCGGTAAGCGTCGAAACAAACGTACTTTGTGTATTGCGGCCGGCATGGTCATAAATGACCGCGGCGGGGTCGAGCGATTGGACAACCATTAGGCGGTAGGGCAACGCACCAAACGCCACTTGTTGGGTGTATTGGTTGCCAAGGTCGTCGCGGCGCGTAAAATTTACGTACCGTTCCCGGGTCGCGCGGGCGCCCACTTTGATTTTGTAACCGTTTTGTGCGGCCTTGGTATCCCAACGGACCTCGCGGCCTTTGACGAGCGAGCCGCGACGCATACCGGATAACGGCGCCCCGTTGCCTTTGCTGTTATCAAAATTGGCAACCAAGGCGCGGGCCTCGGAAATAATTTTGGATCCGGACGCCTTAATGTCCTTAGTTACTTGGCGGCGGTAACGCGGGTCGATTTTGTTTAGCTCGGCTAGCGCCTCTTGGATACCCTTAATTTGTAGTTGGGTTGCCGCGGTTGCCATGTTTACCTACGTTGTTTGTTTCGGTCCTCAGCAATACTAATCAGCGTGAGTAGGTCGCGTAGGTCAAACGTATCGCTATACCATTGCGGCGCCCAACCGACGGCCAATACCATTTCGGCTAGTTGGCGGCGGTAGGTTCCGCGTTGGTAGGGTTTTCCGGTTCCTTAGAGACAACCTCGATATTTACAAGCTTTTTTAGGTAGTCGTCAAATGCGGCGGGAACAACAATCTTTACCGCCTTGGCGCTTTCCCAAGCCAAATAGGCGAGGTCCTCGACGCCTACGCCGGTGGCCATATCGGACGCCTTGCGTTTAAATCGTCGTTCCCATTGGACGACGACAAATAGGTTTGTTGATACCTCGTAGGTTTCGTCGGTTGTTTCTACTTTGAGGGTTAAGAGCATTGCGGCTTCCTTTCGTTGTCGGGCCGATTAGTTGGCCGTGGTTATGCGGTTGTGTCGGTGCTGTACACGCCACCGACAAACGTAATGTCGCACGTGGCAAGCTCACCAAGCGTCATGTTGATAACGGGCAATTCTGCCAAGAACGTTCCGGTGAGAGTAAAGCCCGGGTTGGTTGCGCTGTCGGAACCGGCGGCCGGCTTAACAACGACGGTTGTCGTCGTGCCAACGAGGTCTTTTAAAGTGGCGTACGTTTCGTTGCTCGCATAGCTCATATAGAGAGTAAGCGTAAGCTCGTGGTTGCCGAGGCCCGACGTATAGGAACGGGAACCGGTGCCAAACGCCGTGTTTTCCAATTGGTCGTAACGCTGAGTAAAAACCGCCGCGGTGGTCTGATCCGTGAGATCCACGGAATTTACGGTAACGACCGGGTTCGAGAGGGCAATACTGGTAGGCATGGGCTATTCCTTTTCGTTCGTTTCTGATTTAGTTTTAGCATTTTTCGCGGGCTTGGGTGTGGATACCTTAATAAAACCGGCAGCCAAAAGCGCCTCGACGTTAATACCGGGGCGGACCTTGTATGGGGCGCCCGGGGTTCCAATCCTTGCGGAAACAATTTCGTAAGCCATAGTTACCCCGTTTGCGCTTGTCGTTCTACCGTTAAATCGTAGGCGGGTAGCTCGGATCCGCCAACAATGGCTACCGTGGGCCGTCCGTCCACTACCGCAACGTTAGCGGCTAATACTTTTGCGGCGAGGTTCATTAGCGAGCGTTGCGCGTCGAGGTTGCCGGGGCCAAGCGTGATTAGCCGGACCGGGAACGACATTTTTACAATATTGTAATTCCATGCGACAAACGTTGGCGCCTCAATGAGCGCACACGGCGGAACAATGTTCCTCGTGTCCGTTACGGCGGTTAGCCCGGTTACGGCGTTAAGGGTTGCCGCTAAATCGTCTAGCGCCTCGTTAAAAAGGTCCGTGTAATTTACTGGCATGGTTACGCGATTTGTGGGCGGTCGATACCCAATAGCTGTTTAATCATGGGGCTTAGGCCGACGGATCCGCCGGCTACCATGCCGTCGAACGACGCAAAATCCGATACCGAGCCGCGTTGGCGGTAAAGGAAACCGCCATAGGCAATTGTTCCGAGCGTAACGGCGCCGCTTGGGCTTGTGCTGAGGCTGTCCACGTAGCCGGCCTCGCGTCGTCGGTTGTAGCAAAAAGCGTTAGCGGCCAACGCGCATTGAGTAAGAAACGTGGCGTCCAATGCTGACGCAACGCCGATACCTAGCCAATCCTCTATTTGGGTTGCTGTAACCCACGTACACGCGGTTGCCGCATAGGTGAGGGTTCCGCTAGCGGCGGTTCGTTCTACGTCGGATCCGCTGACCGCAAACAACACTTGGTTAGCAATAGGAATTAGCGGGTCGTACGTTAAATCGCCTTGGTCGTCTACACCGGTAAACAAATATTGCGGCAGCGCATACACCGTAAAGGTGCCGTTAAAAGGCGCCCCAACGTTAGCGATAGTGACGCTATCGCCAACGTTTAACGGGTCCGCGTTAGTTAGTAGCTCGACTACGGCGTAGTTGTCTACTAGCTGTTTGTGGGTGATTTGTGCTACCGCCATGGCGGATAACCCGCCTTTCGGTTAAGCGTTAACGAGCTTTACAAACTTGGTTGCGTCAGCCATGAAAGCCGCCGCGTAACCGCGCCACGAAATGGTGCGACCCAAAATGCTAGGAACGTCGACGCTAATAGCGCCCTTTTGCTGTTCGTAGAATTCGAACCCGGCAGCCGGTCCGGCAGCGTGTCCGATAACGCCCGAAAGGGTGCCGGTGGTGGTTCCGCCGGCCATGTTCTTATCGACAACAAGGACAAGGCCCAACGGGTTTCCGTTCCACGACGTAGCCGACGACGTACCGAGCGCGTTTTGGCCAATGAGGTTTGGCGCGCCAACATACGGAAACACCGGGGCGCCCGTAGTGGTCGTGAGCATACCAAGCTTTGCCCAAGTGACCGGCGACACGAAATAATGCGTCGGCAGATAGTTGGAACCATTGGAAATCTGATATGCGGCGCCGTAAATGGCTTCGATAACAGCCTCGGGGTCGGTCAAATCGGTGACGGTTTCCGTCTGCGTGACGCCGCTAACCATGGTGTCGACGGCGTAATTGTCGGTGGCCTGACCATAGGCGATTGCCAACTGGTTAAGCACGATGTTAAGCGACGCCGGATCTGACCAATCCATGTCCTGTTCGGACATGGTGACGTACGTACCAAAAGTTTTCTTGGTGATATCAAAATTCGCAACGGTGACGGTGGACGGGTCAAGCGTGTTCAACTGTCCGGTTGGCTGTTCGGTCACGGTTGGACGAACAGTAATTTTTGGACGGCGGAACGTCGAACCTGCGCCCGGCATGGCGCGAACGCCAATAGCCGACACAAAAGGCCTAATCGGGTTAAGTCCGTCGTACGGGCTACCCACGATTTCTTCCGGCAAGATACCGGGCGTGTCGCCAGTAGTGATATCGGGCGCTGCTGCCTTAATGCGCTCATTCATGATTGCCCAACGGGATCCACCGTCGACCATTGCCGCGATATATTCGGCGGGGCTTGGCAACTTGAAATTACGTGGCTGCGCGTACACCGGCGCAATCGCGGCGGCTTCAATAACGGCGGGGGTCTCTACTGGCTCATTCATTTCGTGGTCCTTTTCCTGTGGGTCCTGTTCTTCATTATTACCTAAAACGTCGTCGGTTTGTGGGATAGTCGCGGCGACCTTTTCGACGACCGCGGATTTAAACGCACCGTAGGGAACTAACGACAATTCTTCCCACACGGCCGATTTAACGACCATGGTTCCGTCTGCCTCGTATGCGAAATCGACCGGCACAACGCCAACCGAAACCGCGTCCAAAACGCCGTCGGAAGCCAAAACCAACGCTTCGTTGCCCTCGGTCGTGTCCGAAATTTTGGCCTCAAACATGACGGAATTACCGACAAGCTCGCGGGCCGTGACGACGCCTACCGGGCGGGCGCTGTCGTGGTAAAGATACATTTTTGGTTTCTTGCCCTCTAACGGCAACGAGCCGGCCTCAAACCGGACCTTTTGACCGTCGGAAACGGTGGCGGTTTCGCCGTAGGTGAGGGCGACGCCCGCCAACGTCCGGCGCGGCAGCTCACCGGGCGCGGCGGCGTCTAGGGTCAATTCTTGCGGCGTTAAACGCAACATAATTTAGGCTCTACTTTCTTGCGTGTTTTCTTCGTACATTACGTCGGTTTCCTCGGGCATAAGTGTTTCGCCCAAATAGTCGTCTACGTCGAATTTAACGTAGGTGCCGCGCGGTAGCACGTTGTCGCTCGACAGCGTTTCCGCAATACAATCGGCGTAAATTTTCGCACCGAACATATATAGATCCATGCGGGCTTGTTCGCTTGATTGGTAGCTGTATGCCCCGGTAGAAACGCCAACAAGGTACGGCGGGATATTTGCTAGGCGCGCCATTTCTAACGCCTGATAGTTAGCGGCCTCAATAAGTAGCATTTTGTCCGGTGTCGCCGTGTTGGGGATTACCTCTACGAATTCGTTTACCGCACTTGTGGAATTTGAGAGGCGCGCATTATCAAACGCGGCGGCCATATCGGCTAGCTCTTGCCCGGACATGGGTTCGCCGCCAACTTGGCGCAACGTTAAAGCGGGTTGGGTTGCTTGTGCGTTACGCAACCGGGCGCGCTCTAAACGTAATGCGGTTTCGACAGCTTGTGGGCTTGTGTAGTTAAGGCCCTGAATAGGTGAAATGAATTGGATTACGTCTTCGTGTCGGATTGGCAATCCGTTAAACAAAATTTGTTTGGACGGTGCGTAAAAAATTGGGCCGGCCTGATCCAACGTAGTAACCATTGCCGACGGAAGCCGGGTAAACGACGAGGGAAAGCCGTCGCTAGTCCTCTCGACAACGTAGAGGAAGCCTCGTTGCGTAAAAAAAATGTCGTCGAATAACCATGCGAATAGTGTTGAGTTTGGAACGGACTTGTCGAGGCGGCGCAACCATGAGCGCGGCGCCTCGGGTACCTCTTCCATTTCCTCGCCGTTCCACATTTCTTTATACATTTTGAGAGGCATACACGCAATAACGGACGCCAACAAATCACGGCTACGCGAAATCGCCGGGACCGACATAGCTTTTTGTCTCGCGGTGCCGTCCACATAGGCGTAATAGTTTTGGATTTGGCTAGCGCCCGCGTTGCTACCCGCGGCAGCTTTGACGGTGCGCGCCGGTTCCGGGTTTCGTCCAAACAATGGCA